AGACTCTTTGCTAAATTCTTTTCCGGTGTAGCGATGCCTTTTCTCATAATTCACGCATTTTATTTTTTGACAACAATCTTTTTCTTATATCCTTACCCTGCTTATTTAATAATCCAGGGTCCTTTCCAAGTCTGCGAAGAGATTCCTCATCCTTGCTTTTTTTGGCTTCTGTCGCATCCTTAATGAATGCAATTTTACGGTTATTTTCAGAATCGGTAAGTAACTTTTTTCGATAGTACCTAGGTAATCCAATCTTTCCTCCCCTGTCATTGACCACCAGATTATTCTGCGGAGATTGTATGAAATGTTTAAACTCATCATCCACGAGGGACATACCAAGTCCCTTAGACATAAACGAAACCTCCTTCTCTCTACCGGTGTAATCCTCGTGTTCATGATCTTTAATCATATATTTTAAGACGTAATCGATAGTATTAATATTGCAATCATCTACCTGGATACGTCCAAATGAATCTCCCAAGTTTTCAGGAACGTATCCATTTCTTTTATAAGTCCGTATTTTTCTATTAGTCCAAGCAAGATTAATATTATCAGTATCCCTAATGTTGAGAAGAATATAATGAAGGTGGGGACGTGAATACCTGTCTCCGTACTCGATACATCCAAAATATTTGAGTGGCTGATCTTCTTTGATTGACAACAACTTCCTGGACAATTCCGCGGAGGACCCCAATTTCCTTGTAAATAGTACTTTCTCGTTTTCAAGCTTTCTAAGATTTTGTATGAATAATTTATGGTCCAGCTTATTCCCTGATAGCTGATAGTCCCCTATCGGGACGTGCTTGTCATCGTATGTAAGCGTGACAAAATATGAACTGAATGCCTGCCTAGCTTCTGCTTGTATCCTGAATGACCACTGCGCTTTCCTTCTCATCAAACAAGGTAAGCACTTTCCGCATCCTGCTGGAAAGTAATGAATCAAGCCCCCTTTCCCATCGGGCCGGGGAGGATTCAATTTTATTGATAAAGGCGCATCGCACTCCATAGTGGTGATCCATTGAATCTAAATAATCTTCCAAATTCCATGAAATCAGGTACCCTGGAATCTTCCAATCCCAGGGTATTACCTGAATCTCATTTTCACTATAAGGACGGCAGCGCATTTTTAGGCAGCCTTCTTAGAATCTGAATATCCATATACGCATGAACATATATTTCATGTTCTCCAGCTTCAGCGTCTACATCAAAGACACGGCCAATATCCGGTGTACATGTAATAAATTCAGAGTTCAATACCACATCTCCGCTGGCCGCAAACTTGCGTCCCAGGTGGAAAGACTCCCAGAGTGTGCGCATTTGACCAGATACAATATCATTTGAATACCTGAACTGCGCATACTGCGGTAAATATCCAAATATTTCATCATTCCATGCAACATCTGCTGCATACCAGGAAAACCAAACCTCTTTGTTGCGTATTGGCTGATCACCAATTAAAGCGAATTGTTCCCACATGTAATCCATCTTGGTGACTCGCCCCCACATATTTTCAAATCCTGAATAATAGGAGGCTTTTGGATAAACCGTCATAATAGCCATACAAAATCCATAATCAGGAACCTGATATGTGAATTGTGGGGTTCCACCGGCTACTAAGGCCTTTCCGGCATAAGAACCTACTTTTTGAGCTCCAGCTTCTGCTGTTGACATTACATCTGAAATAATAACGGGACCGGAAGAGCCGCCTATCCATACAGGGCGATCAATAAACAGGGGATTAGGATTGTACTGAAAATTTGAATACACAAAATCATTATACCTGTCACCTGCACGTAAAGACCTTTCCAAGTATTCAGTCATTTGGGCTGCATAACGGAAATCACGAATAGTAGATGAAAGCTGAATAACAACATCCTGAGTACCATCTGAAAAGTCACCACCTAAGACCCTCAATGTATTATCTGCGGGTACAGTGCCATCCAATTTAAAAATATCTTGGGGTATTGCTAACCCGGTTTCCGGGTCTGTAGCAAATGACGGAATTAATACATTTGCACCCTGCTGTGGTGTTGGAGTGGCTGACGTATAATAATCACGAGGCCAGTTTCTTCGTAATGCACGAAAATCCGGCACTTGACCAATTAATGCGGTAGTATTATCACCTCCGACCAATGTCTGAATGCTAGACCATAGCGAAACCTGAATTTGATCGTTCCTATAATACTCATCGTAAATCTTAATGTAAGCAGCTACCGGCAGAGCGTTTAATTCGCTTGCTTTCAGAATCAATGTTCCAGCTCCAGGAGGTGCATTAAATCCCATGTAATTAAGGATACCATCCGTAAATACAGCATCAGCTCTATCATAATCGAACCAAGGGCGATCAATAGGACTTGTGATAGGATCTTCCTTAATAAATTGTTGCCATGAGTCCTGAGTACCGCTTTTCCATAACTGATCATTATTGACATAATACCAATCCAAAGTATAATAGCATTGGTGCATAATAGGAAGGTATAGAGGTGCAAACCTCATTTTAACCTCTGCCCCAACCTTCAATAATTCACCCGGATAAACCTCTTTACACGCCATTGGGACGAGTAATCCCATTGTAAGCGTAGTCTTGTGATTAAATCCAAGATTGTGCCATTGTTTACCTTCATGTTTTTCCGACCTTTCCGGAAATGTAGAGGAAGACGGAATTCTTTTAGTCATTTGCATACCTTATAGTTTTGAGAATAATTGCATTATTGCCCACATAAAGCCTTTCTCCCATTCAGCTTTTGTATCAATCTGATCACCGATAGCCTCATTTAAAACCTCCTGTATTTTCCTTATTCCATGAAGCTGATTCAGTAATTTATCCTGGGAAAGAAGATTTTTAGTTTTCTGTAGCAAGTTATCAAGCTGGGCTTTGTTTAACTTCATTTGACCTCCTTCGGAGAACCAATCCGATTCTACAGACGTAAGAATATTTGATAGAATAACCTGATTCTGTTTAATCCAATCAGATGATTTTTGCAAAGATAGTTCAGCATCAAACCCTAATTGCTGTTTTGTACGCCTCTCACCTGTATCATAATTGTAATCAAACTCTTTGAGCCAATCCAATTTACCACGCTCGATTTCATTGGACATTTTTAACTGCTCAATTTGCTGAGCCATTTTCCTTATTTCCTCCGTATTCATCCTTTCGGTTTGGGCCAACTGACCCTTGTTGATAGCTATATTTTCAGCTTCGACAGACCCAAGATCGGGATCAATAGATAGTTGAGGGACGTCACTTTGTTGATTCACCCTTCCCTGATACATGTACGCAAGGGGAAGACCTGCTTTCCTTAAGCGTCTCTTTTGTGCTGCCGGTGAATTGTAAGCATTAGCAGCAATAGTAGAACCTATACCGAAAATACCACCGAAGAGAGAAGAAAGAATAGAACCAAGAATCGGATTAAGAGGCTTTTTAGCCTGAGGACCTTTTGGCAATGGGAATCCGTACGGCATATATTTTATTTTTTCATTAGATGAATCATCATTTCCTTCAGATCCAATTTACCATAGTACCATTTTGGCCAAGGTCTCGAATTTACTTTGAAGATTCGTTTTTTTATATCAAATAATGTCAACTGCATTATTTTATTTTTTGGCCTTAGAAAGACAAGGTATCTAAGGCCCTGACAAGGTATGAGACTTTTCAATACAATGCAACTATTTCTTACAAATAGTTGCATTGTATTTTATAACTGAGTGTTAATCAGTTATTTATGAGATTATTTTTAATAAAAATAATCAGTTTTTTTTGCACATCCTGGGCGTTTTGAGCGACTGATTCACTGGGTACTTATCCTCCTCCGCTTCGCTCGTCGTCATCGTACTACGTGAACTCAAGCCGCACAAACGCTCGTCTATCTTCGATAGCCTCTTTTCCATGATGTGCTTGCCTCTACCTGGGCGGTCGGGAACCGACCGGACCCGGATACTCCGTATCCGTATAGGTAGAGTGTGGGGGTGTGACCTACCGCTTCGCTCACCCCCGATTGAGGCCCTACGGGCCATTGCTTTAGGCTCCCTCCGGTCGCTATTTTCGCCTCATTGCCGGCGGGGCTAGTTTTCTCTAGTGAAGTTGATAGCTATTTTCCTGGTGATTGGTTTTCATGATCCTGAAACCATAACCCTTAATAGAAAAGGCCCCAACGCGTCTCTCGTTAGGGCCTAAAGGGATTCACCAGCCGAAAACATCTTAGCCAGGTGGCTTTTCCTTTTTGCGGGTGAATATTTTGACTAGCCAAGTCGTGGCTACGCCAAATACATAGTAAAGTATCTCTACTATGTTCTGAATTACATCAGGTGGAAGAGGTGTCTTGTCCATTGGATGGTATTGAAATTTCTTTTTCGATTAAGTGCCGTATCCTTCTTGCGAAGGTTTCAACCGTAGCGTACCGGTCAAGTTCAAGTACTTCATTTAGCGCCTCCATGAATACTGTAAACTGAAGATACTTCTTTTTGATAACAGGTATCTCATGGTCCTTAAAATAATTACTCTCATGGACCATGTTAGCTGCAGCCTCACCTACCTTGGCTTCGTTAGGGAATTTCTCCACTATTGTGGCGTCTTCATGCTGATTTTTTGTCTTCGACATTTGAATTTGTTTTTAAATATTCCGAAATAATTTGATCCCTATTCTTTTCCGCCTCAGCATCCTTAGCAGCCTTTACGGCCGCAGCTTCAGCGTTATAAAAAACCAGATCTGCTTCATAAGTAGACTTAGCTGTTTCTGCCATTTCTTTAAACCTTCGTATAGCATGGAGCTTTTCTACCTTATCCATCATAAATAAATCCTGATCAGCTCCATTTTGATCCTGATAATAAGCTAACATAACGTCTACAGGCTGTCCGGCCTGTAGCATCCTGAATGCCTCTATAGGAGTCCTTGTTTTGACCGGAATAGTAAGACTCTTTGCTAAATTCTTTTCCGGTGTAGCGATGCCTTTTCTCATAATTCACGCATTTTATTTTTTGACAACAATCTTTTTCTTATATCCTTACCCTGCTTATTTAATAATCCAGGGTC